CTCAAATACACGAGCCATGTAATTCTTAAGAAAACACACTCCTTTTTGAAATGATTCCTTTACCCAAAATCCATTCTTAAAAACACACCTAAATTCAGAAAATAATTTAGGAGTAGGTACTGAATATTTAAAAGTTAAACCTGCTCTCTCACTACTAAATTTAATATAATCATCAGATGTTATATTAAACAAAGTCTCACAAGCCTCTGGCCAACTTAATATTAAATCATCTCCAGAAAAGGATCGTTCTATCAACTTAAATTTAACACATGCCTGCAATAGAAAATAGTCCGCACTATGCTTATATTGCTCCAACTTAGTTGCTAAATACATAAAGAACACGAATGTTTGATACGCAGTATTTCCATGACTTGTCTCATATTTTCCTGAGAACATCATACCCTTAACAAAGAAAACAGCATCCATACCTACCAAATACAAGAACTTAAACACCAACCTAAATACAGCATCTCCCATCATAGTTCTCATAATAGGCATATCATACTTATAGAACATACTAAAGAAAACTCCTACATCCCACAATATTTGAAACAATAATGTCATATCAAACTTACCTATATCTCCATAAAAATATTGTCGCTTTCTCAACTGAGGATACTCCCGATATATATGCTCAAAATCCTTTTCATCTCCTAATCCCTCAGTACCACAAGCGTGGCGAGCAAATATTCTATAATAATCTCCATCATTCAATCGAGTACCTATTTCATAACCAAACCCTATTATCCTATGAAATATAGGTTTTAAAACAAACATCGATAATAATGTATAATGGACAGGCTCAATATAAAATAATCTTAATTTATTCATCATCTCTTGTAATTCAGATCTAGTAAAACACGAATCTAAACAATTAATAATTTCCCACTTTATAGCTTCTATACAAAGACTTTCTCCTGGAAAAAATTTAGAATAAAATTTACCTAATTCAGATAGCATCTCACATTGTTCTAAATACTCAAAGAACAAATCAACAACTTCATGAGTTATACTATTTTTATACAAAACAACCGAAGATTCCGTAACTTCAACACCTTTTACCCTCACAGAAGCAGACTCACAAAAAGGCTGACAACCCACCGAAGTTTTATACCTATCTAATGTTTCTATTAATGATATCTTACTAGGCTTTTCAAAGTTCAATCTCTCATCAATCTTCAA